TGCGGCGGGGGCTGGGCACGGTGGACGTGTGCATCACCAGCGCGGGCGGCGCGCCCTAGGCAGAGACGCTAGCCGCCTGCACCGCGTACCTGGACAACGTGCGCCCGGCCGGGGCCAGCGATTTCCAGGTGCTTGCTCCCGCCCTGGTGCCTGTGGGCGTGACGGCCCAGGTGCGCCTGTCCGGCATCACCCTGGCGCAAGCGCAAGCGGCCATTGAAACCGCCCTGGCCGCGTACTTCGCCACCCTGGAGCCCGGCGACACGGCCTACCGCTCGCGCATCGAGACGGCGATTTCCGGCGTGGAAGGCGTGGTGGACCGTGTGGTGACGCTGCCCGCCGCAACGGTCGCCGTGGGCGATGTCGAGTGGGCGCGCCTGGGCGCGGTCAACGTGGAGCCGCTGCCATGACCGGCAACGCCGTGAATCATGCCGAGCTGCTGACGCTGCTGCTGCCCAAGCCCTACGAGGCCACGGACCCGGTGCTGGCGGCCAGCCTTGCGGCCGAGGGCGCGGCGCTGGACGCGGCCCACGCCAGCGCGGCCGTGGTGGCCGAGGCCATCAGCCCGGCTGGCGCCGGGGGGCTGTGGCTGGCGGACTGGGAGCGCATACTCGGCCTGCCGGACACCTGCGCGGGCGGCTACGGCCAAACGCAGGCAGAGCGCATCGCCGCCGCCCTGGCCAAGATCCGCGCGCGCGGCGGGCAGAGCCGGGCGTATTTCATCGGCGTGGCGGCGGCGCTGGGCTTCAGCATCACCATTGAGGAACACGCGGTATACACCTGCGAAAGCCCGTGCGACCAGCCCATCTACGACGAGACCTGGCGCTTCGCCTGGACCGTGCGCGGGCCGGAAGTCACCGTGCGCGAGTTCGCATGCTCCAGCGGCTGCGCCGACCCGCTGGCCAGCTGGGGCAACGCGCTGCTCGAATGCGTCATCAACCGGCTGAAGCCAGCCCACACCTACGTCATTTTCGCCTACGGCGAGCAATAAGGAGGCCCCATGCAGCGCATCAAGAGTTCCACCGCCGTTTCGGCCAAGCCCGCGTATGTCGAGACCGGCACGCCCGGCTACTTCACCGAGGGCGACGCCGTGGCGGGCACCCCGGCCACCGTGGTCACCCAGGATTTTCTGAACATGGTGCAGGAGGAGCTGCGCAACCTGGTGGTGGCCGGCGGCCTCACGCCCAGCGCCACGGATGACACCCAGCTGCGCCAGGCCGTTCTGGCGCTCATCGCCGCGCACGACGCATCCGCCGCCGCCCACGCGGACATCCGGGCGATGATTGATGCCCTCGCGCTTGGTCACGGCCAGTGCCGCCTTATCAAGAGCGCAGCAAATGTGGTGCTGGAACCGCACAACGGGAACAGGATCATCATCGGCGGGGTTGTCCGCACCATCCCCAGCGCCGGCGTCAGCCTTGCGCCAACCGGCCTCACTGCGGGCACGCTCTACTACATCTACGCGTACATGGTGGGCGATGCCATGACCCTCGAGGCCTCCACCACCGGGCATTCCATCGATGCCACGACGGGCGTCGAGATCAAGTCCGGCGACTCCACACGCACGCTTGTGGGCATGGTACGTCCCATTGCTGGCCCGGCGTTCGTGGATACTGACGCACAGCGTTTTGTCCTGTCGTGGCACAGCCGACGCAATATCGCCGCATTCAACAGTTTGGCGAGCGCGAGCACTACCAGCTCCGCTTACGTTGAGCTGACCCCGAGCAACCGTGCGGAATTCTTGTCCTGGGCTGATGAGACATTGACTGCTTGCATTTCGATGTGGCTATCAGATTCAACAGGATACAATAGTTACGGGCAGTTATTTCTCGACGGTTCATTAATAATGGCATCGCCAGTGGTTGGCATTAACTCTGGGGCCGGTTCGCTGACGGTTGGGCAAGGCATGGTCGGTGTGTCTGCAGTATCTGATGGGTATCACAACGTTACTGTCAAAGGATGTGTTACATCCGGCGGGACAGCGACATACGCCGCAATTCAGCTCACCGCGATGACGAGGGGGTAAGTATGGCAGATCGTATCGGGCCGACATTTGGGGTGGAGCTTGCCCGCGCTGGGCTTGGCGGCTTGCCCGTTGTGTGGACTCCTGCGGGCGACGTGCATTGCGGCGACGGGATGACGGATGCGCAGGTGGCCGCCGTGGACGCGGTGCTAGCCGCGCATGATCCCGTGGCTTCCGTGGCTACGGCCGCGGCTGCGCAAACTCGACGCGATCTCGTCGCCGAGCTGGACGCAATCGACGCCGCGAGCGCCCGGCCGCTGCGGGCGATCCTTGCCGCCCAGGCGGCAGGCGGTACTGCGGATGCGGCGGACGTGGCCAAGATCGCGGAGCTGGAGGCCCAGGCCGTTGCCCTTCGGGCGGAGCTGGCGGCGCTCGGATAGATTTTTGAGGCGGGGCAGCCACGCGGCCGCCCCGCGCCCAAGAGAGTGAAGAGGCGGGGGAGATTGAGCCCTCCCCCACTGGCCCGGTGTACCACCACTGGACCACGGCCGAAGCCGCTCTCCGGCCCGTGCGCACGGGTGCCGGAGATTTAGCAGGCAAGAGGCCCAACCGTCAAAGGTGCCATGGACAAGGAGATCCGTTGCGGCAAGTGTAATCGGCTTCTGGCCAGGGGCTGCGCCCTGGCGCTGACCATCAAATGCCCGCGCTGCGGGTGCATGAATCACGTGAGGGCCACGAGCCCCAACGTAGAAGGCCCGCGAGCCTCCCCGGAGCGCTCGCGTGGCCACCAGCCCGAAACCATACCATCCGCCGAAGATCAGTGAGTACCAGCCCCCGCGCGGCGAGCACGCGGGATACATCGAAGGCCCCACCGGGTGCCAGGGGTTCGGGAGCCGCACCGCGTTCGTGGCCCTTATCCCCTGCGCCCAGGCGCGGGCGGTCATCATCAAGCACCACTACTCGCACCGCGTGGTGAACAACTCGTACCTGCACCTGGGCGTGTACCTGGAGGGCAGGCTGTGCGGCGTGCTGCAATTCGGGTACGCCCTGTGCCCGGCGCGAGCGGGCAAGGTGGTGGCGGGCACGGTGCAAGGCCAGTACCTGGAGCTGAACCGCATGTGGCTGGATGACGCGGCCCCGCGCAACAGTGAGAGCCGGGCCATAAGCCAGGCCATCAAGTACATTCGCCGGGCCATGCCCACCGTGGCCTGGGTGCAGAGCTTCGCGGACGAGCGCTGCGGGCGCTGGGGCGTGGTCTACCAGGCCGCGAACTTCCTGTACTGCGGCCACCACGTGACTGCATTCTACGAGCTGGACGGGCAGACCTACCACAAGATGCTGCTGACGGCGCACAAGAAGGGCGGCCAGCGCGGGGAGCACCTGCGCAAGAACCTGGACCGGGCCGTGCGCCGCAGCCTGCGGCAGTTCCGCTACGTGTACTTCATCAAGCGGGACTGGATGCGTCGGCTCAAGCTGCCGGTGTTGCCGTACCCGAAGCCGGAGGAGGAGCGGGAATGAGCCGAACAGGGGCGTTAGCGGTCAGTGCCGAATCGCGCGCCAATCAGTGCCAAATCGCGCGCCGGTTTACTCCGACACGTCATAACGATTCACATTCCGCTTACGCCATGAGCCCGCTCCAGATGTGCCCGGCCAAGGGGCGGAACTTCCGCGTCATGGCCCTGGCCTCCAGCGGCGCCATGACAAGGGCCGCAGCGTCCGGATGCGGCACGGACACAAGCTCCGCGCTGTCCAGGCAGAGGAGGAAACCCTTGCACCGCGTGCAGCAGTCCGCACGCTCGAAGGGGCGTTCCGGGTCGCGCAGGACCACCAAGTCCTCGGGCTCTTCGCAGCCGCAGGACGGGCAGGACACGCGCTTGTGCGCCCACTCCGTGGCGCAGCACGAACAGCGCAGGAAGCGCTTGCCGCCGTGGGCGGTGATGAAGGCCTCGCCCCCTTCGGGCTTGCGCAGCACGCTCATGTGCGGCGCGCCGCCGCAAATCGGGCAGAGGTTCCCCTGCCAGGGCAGCCCGCTGATGAGCGCCGCCAGGTCCTCGGCCTGACGCTCCAGGAAGGGACGCACCGCCTCGGTCGTCACGAAGGACAGCAGCTCCGGCGCAATCCCCGCAATCCTATCGTCGCCTCCGAAGGCCGCGTCCCAAGTGGCGTCCGGCGTAAGGCTTCCCGAGGCCACGGCTTCCTCCAGGGCCTCAAGCTCCCCGGCCAGCCCCGGCAGGCTGGCGCGCAGCATGGGGACGAGGGCCGACACAGCGGTGATGAGGTCCGCATCAGGCCGCTCAAATCCACCCTCCGGCAGCAGTGGCCGACCGGCGGAAAACGCCTCCGGGTCCAGGGCCGGGGGCGCGCCCCGCCAACCTGCGGCGCTCTGGCGGCGCATGTCTCGGGAGATGAGCACCGGCCCGAAGGCGGCGGCCAGAGGCTCAAGGGCGGGATTCATCCCAAGTTCGCGGGCCAGGGTGACTTCGATGGTTTCCATGTGCGTGCTCCTTGTGGCAATGCGGGAAAAGGGGCGGGGCCGCCCGGCTCTGGAGAAACCGGACGGCCCCGCGAGGATGGAGGGGGATCAGCCCTGGATCTGTTTGGCCGCCCGGCGCAGGGGCTCGAACATGCCGGCCAGGAGTTCCTGCCTGGTCATGCCCGGAGCGTGCTTCATCGCGTCCGAGGCATCCGCCACGGCGAACTTGTGGTACTTGGCCGGGTCATCATTGATGAGGTAGATGACGCTCACGGAC